AGAAACGATAAATCATTAAAGATTACCGCTTCGGCAGCGGTTAATGTAATACCAACACCAGCGGCTTTAATATTACCCACAAATACTTTTATTTTATCATTCTCTTGGAATTGGTCAACACTATATTGTTTTTCTGTTTTAGACATTGTCCCATTAAGTTTAACAGCCATTTTTCCAAAATGTTCTGTTATTTTTTCTAATGAATCAGTAAAATTACAGAAGATAATAACTTTTTTACCTTGTTCAATAATGTTCTCGGCAAGTTCTATTGTTTGGGTAATTTTCTCATCGGCAATAACTTGTCGTATTTTAGTTAATTTAGTAAATTGAACTGTAAGTGATTTTGACTCTTCGGGGTTTTTATCATACCAATCATAATACTCACCCATAATTGCCTCATACATTTTAGATTTTAACCTAAGATATACAGGTGTGATAATTTTGTCGGGAAGGTTAAGGACATTTTCTTTAAGTCGTCTTAATGTAAGACCCGCAGTTCGGTCTCTTAATTCTTCAAGATTGGAAGCACCTGTCACATTCCATATTTTTCTACCGCCAGCATTAAATTGATAACCTTGACAATATCTAATAGCGTATGCCATCCAATTCTTTGCAACGGGGGAATCAACCAAACTTAATAGATTAAAATAATCCATTGGTCTTGATGTCATTGGAGTACCTGTTAATAACCAAAGTCGGTCTACTTTTTTAACAAGGTCATTAATTAATTTTGTTCTTTGGGCAGTGGCGTTTTTAATGTAGTGGGCTTCATCAACAATTACTAAATCAAAATTAGAATCAAGAATTTGGGAGTTTTCTTTCTTTTTTGTGGTGTGAAAGTTTTTAATAATATCGTAATTAATAATGACAAAATCCGCATCACCATTAAAATTTTTACCTTCTGAGATGTAGATAGATTTATCTGAATAATTTTCTATCTCTCTTTTCCAGTTAATCTTTAAAGTTGCGGGACAAATAATTAAAACTTTTTTAGAGCCTGATTCTAATGCCGCAATGATTGTTGAGGTTGTTTTACCCAATCCCATATCATCGGCAAGAATAAACTTTTTGTTTTCTACTAATTTTTGGATTGATTCTTTTTGATGGTCAAGTGGTGGACGGTGAGAATATTTGTCGTAATTTATAACAACATTTTTTACCGTATTATCTTTAATGATTGCTGCTTTTGGTAACCAAAAATCATGAAATTCTTGTGTCTCTGTTATTCTACCCCAAATGTGAAACGCTTTTTCTTTGTCTGCAAGTAACTTTTCAACCCATACCTTTTCAGGTATTTCAGTCATAAGTTTATCATCCGCCAATTTTTGAGCAAAATATGCGTCAAGTATCACCCATTTTTTTGCAACCTTTGGTTGTTTGTCATGGTTATTAATTATGTATTCTGCCTGACTTCTTGTTGGATAAAATCTTCTATTTATTTGAGATTTTCTTTTAAGTTCAATAAGATAATTATTTCCCCCTTCGTAAGTCTCCAATAAGGTTATCGCCTTAGACTCTAAACTTGCTTCACTCATTTAAGTAACATTAGTATGTGTCCTACCGTCGCTCCAATAACTCATATCACCATAATATGTAAAAATTTCTTCGTTAGGATTTATTTCTTTTATTGCGTAAAATTCAAAAGTGTTGTTTTCCAAATTTGACCTCCAACTTGAATTTGGGTTATCACTATGATTATACAACATTCCATAACCTGTAGGGACTATCTGTGTTGTCCAATCATTTCCTTGTGGCCAATTAAATCGGTAATCAATTAATATCGGACTACTTTCCCTGTTTAACCCCATATCAATTACAGGACATATTTCAATGATTTCTCCTTCGTAAATTATTTCATTTGCAAATACTCCTAACCCATGTATTGGGCTATCAGAGATGTAAATTTTATGTGGTGTTGATATTTTCATAAAAGTTTGTTTTAAATATAAGTAATTATAAGGTATTTATCAATATATGCAAAAATTAGTTCCAATAACAAGATTAGGTAAGTTCTTCGGAGGAGAAGATTACTCCCTAGACATAGGTATGGGGGAAGAATGGTTATTAGGTGATATGAACTTCACTGTGGTTCTTTATCGTATTGATAGGTATAAAACAAAAACTGATGATGTCTATGGTGAGGTAACCGAAGACGGTATTCAATTTATGGTACCTGTTGAGTTAAAAGGTTTAGTTCAAGTATTAGCACCAACTTCTAAAAATTACGGAACCTCACGAGTTGAATTACAAGAACCTGGTAATATGAAATTTTCATTGTATCAAAAAACTTTAGATGAGTTAGGAGTTGAAATATTCCAAGGGGATTATATTGGGTATAATGAAACTGAAGATAGAATTAGATATTATGTGGTGAGTGATGACGGATATGTTAGGTCAGACAATAAACACACGTATGGTGGATACAAACCATTCTACAGAAGTATTGTTGCCACTTATGTAAGTGAAAATGAATTTAGAGGGATATAATGAAAATATTAGTAACAGAGTCTCAATTTGAATCTATCTTTATAGGTAAAAAAGTTATGGTGTATTATAATTTACATAAACATACTTTTTCAGTTACCTATGATAGTAAAGTAATATTACATGCCGATTATGTTAAGTTAGGGGATGTTGAATTTAGGGTTAGACCTGGTGGTAAGGATAGAGTTAGAAAAGAAAAAAGTAAAAATGTTCATGCATTTGTTATTGGTACATTACTTAAGTATTGTGAATATCCATGTGATGACATTCCAAACCCTTCATCAGATATGATTGTTACTTATAACCCATATAAATTTGACACATTTGTGTATAAAAATACTGAAGAGCCTGTATATCGTGCAAAAGAAGTTGACATGATAAATTCAAAAAATAAACTATTTGTAGTTAAAGAATAATATGCCATTACCAAAGAAAGTTATACCAACACTACCACTAGTTCCTAAAAAGACATTGTCTGCTCGTAGAGAACAATTGTTAGAATATATTAATAAAGACGGAACTTATTTACCTAAATCAGTTTTACATGCTGATTTAGATAGAGGAATGTTAGATTTTGTTAAAGAAGATTTACAAGTTGTTACTGCTGGTAAAATTGTTCCAATGGTTGATATTATTATTACAACTCAGAATTGGAGTCAATATGTTGAGACAGCGTTATTTGTTGATTTAGATTATAACCCTTCACCACCTTTCATCACAGTGGTTAGAAGCCCTGAAGTAAAATTTGGAACTAACCCCGCTCTTTTATACACAATTCCAAATAGAAAACAATTTTATTATGCTTCAGTACCAACTTGGAATGGTAATGAACAAGGTATGGACATTTATACAATACCTCAACCTATTCCTGTTGATATCAATTATAGTGTGAAAATTATTTGTAACAGAATGAGAGAGTTAAACGAACTCAACAAAGTTGTGATGCAAAAGTTTTCATCAAGACAAGCCTATACATTTATAAAAGGTCAATATGTTCCAATTATATTAAATAATATTTCTGATGAATCTCAAATGAGTATTGAATCAAGAAAATATTATGTTCAAAATTATGATTTTACTATGTTGGGATATCTAATTGATGAAGAAGAATTTGAAGTTAAACCTGCAATCGCAAGAGTTGCATTATTAACAGAACTTGATACCTCATCATTTGGTAGAAGAAGAAAAAAAACCCCTGAAAACCCTGATGAATTTTTATCTAATTTTTATTATGTGGTTGGTAACAATAATTTAAGTGATGTAGTCGCGTATACTGCCAATTTAACTTGGGTGGATTCGACTAATGTAGTTTCTTATGATGTTTATATTAATGGAGACTATTATGGGACTGATATACAAAAAATTCAAATAACAACTAATGATGTATTATTAATCACAGTAGTAAAAACAAATAACACATTAGTGTCAAACATTAAGTTTGAGAATATCTTAGTTTAATCTTCCCCGTAGATATCTTTTTTCTCTTTACAGGTCTCAACAATTAAATTTTCTAAAAATTTATAAATCTTTAATCCTCGTTTATCACAATACTTTTTCAGTATTTCATGGACTTTAGGGTCTATTTTAATGTTCTTGATTTCTTTCATAGTTTTTGTGGTGAGAAAAAAGGTAGAATTTATTCCTACTGTTTACTAATACATATTCAAAAGTCAAGTTTTTTGTGTTAGTATCTAATATTTATCAATAAAATAAATCTGCAATAGAATTAATTAAATAATGGCAACAGCACAAGTAAATCAAAAAGTTTTTGTATCACCTGGAGTTTACACATCAGAAACGGACTTATCGTTCGTAGCACAAAGTGTAGGTGTTACTACCTTAGGTTTGGTAGGAGAAACAATAAAAGGACCTGCATTCGAACCTGTTTTTATAACTAACTACGACGAGTTCCAAGCATATTTTGGAGGAACCGAACCTGTAAAATTTATAAACACACAAATTCCAAAATATGAGGCGGCATACATAGCCAAATCGTATTTACAACAATCTAATCAATTGTTCGTTACAAGAATATTAGGATTATCAGGATATGACGCTGGTCCATCTTGGAGTATTAGAGTTACTGCCAATGTTGACCCGTTAACTATTGGTATAATTCCACCAACAGGAGGGACTGCATTTTCTGCAACATTCACTGGATATTCTTCAGGAAGTACAATTCAATTTATATCAGGGGCGTTACCAACTCAAGTAAGTAATAACTATAATGTTCTTTATCGTCTATCGGACGGTAGTACTTCAACATATAGTGAAGATTTTAATAGTAATTTAAGTTTTATTATTGATAATAATTCGTATTCAGCAACTACAGTTGCTTTTTATGGGGCTATTCCATCAGTTGAATATTGGAATGTTATTAGTCAATATCCAAATCAATTAAATGTTTTTGGTTCAAATACAAATAATTTAGATACTAACGATTTAAGTTCAGATTCAAATGACCCATGGTACTACGCCGCGTTTACAAATAATGCGAATTTAAATAACAATTACGCTGGTTACTCATTTTACTATAATGTTTCATCATTAAGTACTAATGATGGTGGTATTACTTACACGGGAACAATTGTTGGGGATTCATATAATTTCTCAGGAACTGCTTATAGTGAATATAATAACATGGTTATTGGAACTTTACGTTCAAGAGGTATTTCATTATACTCTAATAATGCGGACCTTGACGAACATGGTCCTGTGTACCAAGTAACAGGGCTTACTGATGTTACTTTAGTTGGTACCGGTCAATATTCAGGTATTACTAACTCACCATATGAATCGTTTTTAGTTTCAGGTATAACTAAAAGTAATGATACTTTCTCTTTTGAAACTTCATTATCTGCTGCTTCTTCAAGATACATCACTAAAGTTTTAGGTACTGATAATTTTGGTAAATCAAGATTTGAAGTTCCAATATTTGTTGAAGAGTTATACCCAAGTTCTTTAAGTTATGCTTACAATCAAGGATATATTAAAGGTATTAATCCTCAATTAATTGCTCTTGAAGATGCAAGAAGTGAAAATACACAATCGATTGCTTATAAAGTTGAAAAATACCAATCACCTGAAACACCATTTTTAGTTTCTGAGTTAAGAGGTAATCAAGTTTATAAATTATTTAAATTTATATCAATCTCTGATGGAGATGCTGCGAATGTTGAAGTTAAGATTTCTATCGCAAACTTATCATTTAATAACATGACATTTGATGTGCTTGTTAGAAACTTCTTTGATACTGACGCAAATCCTGTTGTTATTGAAAAATTTACTAATTGTAATATGGACGCAAATTCTAACAATTTTGTGGCGAAAAAAATCGGTAGTGCAAATGGGGAATATGCATTAATTTCAAAATACATTATGATTGAATTGGCAGAGGAATATCCAATAGATGCAATTCCTTGTGGATTCTATGGTTATACTCAAAGAGAATATGAATCAACTGAAAATATTTCACCTGTACCTAAATTCAAAACTAAATATTATTTCCCAGGTGAGGTTATTTTTAACCCTCCATTTGGAACAACCGCTAACGCAACTGAATCCGCGGGAGATATTGTTAGAAGAAGTTATTTAGGATTCTCAAGTCAATTTGGTATTGATGAAGCGTTCTTATCTTATAAAGGTAAACAAAATCCACCAAACTGGGTTAGTTCAGCATTACCTATCGCAGGTCAAGCATGGAATTACTTAAGTAGAGGATTCCATATGGACTCAGGTGCTACTGTTGTAACAATTGCTAACTCATATCAAACAAGTGGAGCAACTGCTTTTGAATGTGGTGTTGCTGACTTTAGATTTGACCCTGAAACTCAAGAAAACCCATACTACTTCATTTACTCAAGAAAATATACATTATGTTTTGCAGGAGGGTTTGACGGTTGGGATGTTTATAGAGAATTTAGAACTAACCAAGATAGATTCCAATTAGGAGCGTCAGGTTACTTGGCAGGGGCATCGTCTTCCACAAGATACCCAACAGCGACAGGTCAAGGTTTGTTTAAAAGAATTGTTGTAAGTAATAACACACAA